CGATAACCTAGAAAGGATCGCCATATGACAAGATACAATCTGAAGAATTATCTTCTTGAACTGACCTTGTCATTCCTTTCTACGGTTAGTCGAGGGAGGCTATTCTCTCGTAGGCAGTCGGCATGGCCAACTGACAGTCTACGGGGTCCCAAGGACCCTAAGCGGTTCGGTAATAACCCTCCATCGGGGGGTCTATGAATTACCGGGAAGCTTCAAATAACTCCGGTCTTCGGACCTGGAGTCGCGGCTGGTATGTTCAGAAGGCTCCATATTTAGAGCCACTGCCATTCCAGTTTCACTCTCGGGTGGAAACGCGTTATCCCTTCTTTGGTAGTGATCAGCAAGTAAACGATTATGCATATACGCTAACCGAACCTACTGGTCAAGACTACTCACGGTTAGACACCGTGACCACCAACGCCCGTAACAGAGCGGTAAGTGGCATTAAAGAAGGTCGGGGGGCGGCATTAGCCTTAACCCTTCTAGACTGGAGATCAAGTCACAGTCTAATCACTAATGCATTGAAAGCACTTACATCAAAAGCTGACCGTAAAAGACTCTACTACAAGAAAAGGAGCTCTGCTCTTTATCTTGAGGGTGTCTTTGGTTGGCTTCCCTTGATGCAAGATATCTACGATGCATTTAAGACCCTTTCGGGGGCTCACAGGACTTCGCCTACAAGGGCGAAAAACAGCATTGTTTATTCTCAAAAGATAAGTAATGCCAACTACCGCCTTACAGTTCAAACAGAACTTGGGGCATTGGTAGGTGCTGAGGGTCGGATGCAAAATCCGAACTTAGCTCTCCTGAGTGATCTGGGTCTTATCAACCCAGCCGCTGTTTTGTGGGATAAAGTGCCTTATAGTTTTGTTGTCAACTGGTTCATTCCCGTTGGCAGCTACTTAAACTCGTTAACCGACCTAGTCGGCTATACGACTGAGCGCGCTTTTGTCACTACTTTCGTCCGAAAGACGGCAGCAGGCACAATAAGGGTCACAAACCCTGATACGGGACAGTTGGTTTGGAGAGATAGATCGGTGCAGACACTTTATGTGACACGCACGCTGGGCTTCCCAGCCCCGACACTACCTTCTTTTCAACTCCCGAAGGCTGACTTATTTAAGTCTTTGGTCTCACTTTCGTTATTGAATGAAAACCTCAACAAGCCTCCGCGTATTCCGCCGAGACTGAGGTGAAAGTTCAGAGCACTGTGAGTATTACTTAACTCTCGATAACCCCAAGGAGCTTTTATGCCCCAACTCGCAGACATTACTGCTAAAAATGCAGCCGCCGCTAACGTGGTTTTCAAGGGTCTCGTACCTGCGTCTGGTGAAACTCCAGCGCTGTGGCGTGCCCAATCCGTTGTTCCTGTACCGGCTGCTCAGCCGTACATGACCATCGGACATCGCAAGAACGCCGATCGCTCGGCGCAAAAGGTAACCGGCGTTATTGGTGTGCCGTTCTACACGACCGATGTCTCAACAGGCAAGGTCACTGTAGCGGGCACTATGCCGTTCAACTTTTCTGTTACGAAGCCTGATTCGGTTCCTGACAACTTCGCCTCCGACTACGCTGCATACGTGCAGTCTCTTGTCGGGAGCGTGTTGTTCAAGGATATCCTAATCAATGCCTTCTCGGCCACTTAAGGCCTAACAGCAGAAAGAGGATATGCAGCAACTGTATACCCTGGTCGCGCACATGGCGCGCACCCTGAACACCAGTCAAGGGAATTTGATGGCTAATGCTATTGAATTACGCGACTGGCATGCACTCAACCGTGTTGAGATAGCACCTGGTGACTTCACCGATCCCGAGTCCTATTGGCAGCATTCCCAAGTTAAGGAAATACTCCGCAAGGGGGAATTCTTGACCGGGGACCCTGCTCCTCTAGAGAAAAAGGCCACTGAGGAATTCTACCGCTGCGAAGCGCTGAATTTCGTTTCAAATCGTCGCATCCGTTCCATTCTCTTGGATCAAGCCCTTATGGGGCCGTCTGAGTTACGCATCTGGGAATTCTTCCAAGATGTGAAAAGAGAAATTGGTGTTTGTTTGGGGAAACTCCCCGAATTTGATGATTTGAACCCTCGTTTTGGTCCAGGGGCTACGTTCAGCGAGCGAAGACCTGTCTGCCTAGCGGCTGACAAAATTCAAAACCTGCCGACTCTCACACCAAGCGCCTCCGTGTTTATCCCTGAGTGGGAGAATACGGCTTGGGCTCGCTCCGTGCGCGGTAAGCGCGCGGGCCTTGGATATAGCTTTAAAGGCTATCGTGAGGACTGGTCTGAACCCGAAAGGGTTCGCGGTAATCGCTTCACTACTGTGCCAAAAGACGCCTTTAAGCGTCGCGGTATATGTATTGAACCTTCCCTAAATGTGTATTTCCAACTCGGTGTTGGGGGCTATATTCGGCGTAAGCTGAAGCAAGTTTTCAAGATCGATTTGAAGTACGACCAAGAGCGTCATCGCGAGATGGCGCGTTGGGGGAGTTCGCATGGTGGCCTTGCCACTATAGACCTTACTTCTGCATCAGACCTCATTTGCTTGGAGCTCGTGAGAGCTCTACTCCCGCCCCTGTGGTTTGAATTGCTCAATTCTCTTCGGTCACCGTACACCTTAATCGGTGGAAAGTGGCAGAAGCTTGAGAAATTCTCATCCATGGGTAATGGCTACACGTTTGAGCTTGAAACACTCATATTTGCAGCTATCTGTCGAGTTATCAGTAAACGTCACGGGTTTAACCCTGACGAGCTGGTCTCAATCGACATGTTGGGGCAGTATGGTGACGATTGTATCGTCCCTGCTGAGATTTCAGATGATGTGCTAGCGGTTTTCGGTTGGTGCGGTTTCCAAACCAATCTGAAGAAAACTTTCGTCAGTGGTCCTTTCCGAGAGTCGTGCGGCGGTGACTTCCACAGTGGGGTCGACGTTCGCACATATAAACTAACGGAGGAAATTGATGAACCGCGTAAATGGATCTCCTTTCTTAATGGGTTGTGGGGTGTGGCTCGTCCAGACATTCACCATCCTAGCCGTGTGCCTTTCATTAGGCATCTTTATCGTTATGGGTTGGCTTCTTTACCAAACCATATACGACGGCTTAAGGGTCCGGAGCACTTTGGTGACCTCGTCATACACGGTACCCTCGACAACGGCGGACGGTTCGAACCGCCCGTCGAAATCGGAGGAATTGTGTATTTCAGAGGTTGGCTGCCTATCCAAAACCGAGTCCCCTGGAAGTATTTCACTCCAGGGTCTCGGCTTGCGTCTGCCCTCTACGGGTGCGCCAGCGAGGGATTAACCTCTCTAACGGAGCCTATTTCGGGTTACCGCGTTGGTTGGATAGGGATGCCCGAATTCCCCGGGAGGGGATTCGTGCAGTAACCATGCCGTAAGGCGTGGTTTAAACACGCCTGCGTTGCGGCGTGAGTCAGCTTGAGCTTTTTTGCTCTCCCTCAATTCTGAGGGCCTACTGGAAAGTAGGATAAGAAAGGTATACCGC